CGGTCGGGTCATCAAGAAATATGGCGACAGCGCGGAGGCATACCAATGCTTCCTTGATGAAGCTGCTAAATGCACACCGCCTTTGGAGGATTCCGAGCTTTCAACCATATGGCACAGTGCCCAGCGGTTTTACGCCAAAGTACAACAGCAGGACGGTTATGTTCCACCAGAGGTCTATAACGACGATACCTCGTATAAACCTGGGGATTTCTCTGACGTCGGGCAAGCCGAGGTGCTGGCGAAACACTTCTCCGGCGAGCTGCGCTATTCCCCGGCAACACATTTTATCCGTTACACGGAACATTACTGGAAAGAAACTGAGCCCGGTGCACAAGCGGTCGCCCATGAGCTTACCCGCCGACAACTGGAAGAAGCGACGAAAGACCTACTGGCCGCCGCCAAGAAGCTGACTGACTGTGGAGCACAGAGCATTCTAGATACGACCTCCAAAGCAAAAGCTGAAGCCCTATTCAACGACGCGCAGTCCGAAGCCTATGCCGAATTTCTTTCGGCTAAAGCCTATCAGTCATTTGCGATTCGCCGCCGCGACTCTAAAAACATCACCGCATCGCTGAAAGAAGCGCGACCGATGCTGGAGATCTCCCCGCGTGATCTGGACGCGGACTGTTTTCTCCTCTGCACACCGGAAGCCACCTACGATCTCCGTAAAGGTGTAGCAGGTGCACGGGAACACTCGCCAGCTGACTACATCACCAAAATCACTTCAGTCTCACCCAGCAATAAAGGTGAGCAGCTTTGGCATGACAGCCTTGACCTCATATTCTGCAAAGATCAGGAGCTCATCAATTATGTGCAAATGATCTGCGGTCTTGCCGCCATCGGCAAGGTCTATGTTGAGGCGCTGATCATTGCCTATGGCTGCGGGCGCAACGGCAAGTCAACCTTCTGGAATGCTGTCTCTCGTGTGCTGGGTCTGTACAGCGGCAACATCTCAGCTGACACTTTGACGGTTGGCTGTCGCCGTAACATCAAGCCGGAACTGGCCGAGGTCAAGGGCAAGCGACTGTTAATCGCAGCCGAAATGCAGGAAGGCGCTCGACTCAACGATTCCACTGTCAAGCAGTTGTGCTCCACCGATGACGTTTTCGCAGAGAAAAAGTATAAAGATCCGTTCAGCTTTACACCCTGCCATACGTTGGTACTCTACACCAATCACTTACCGAAGGTCAGCGCTTCTGATGATGGTATCTGGCGCAGGCTAATCGTGATTCCGTTCAATGCTAAAATTGAAGGCTCCGACGATATCAAGAACTACGGCGAATACCTCTACAACAACGCCGGAGAGAGCATTCTGTCATGGATCATTGAAGGTGCACAGAAGGTTATCGCGCTGGACTACAATATTCCCGTTCCGGCATGCGTGCAGAAAGCAATTGACGAATACCGGGCGCAGAACGATTGGTTTGGCCATTTTCTCGACGACAAATGTGAGCTTGATCCCAGTTTCCGTGAAAGCTCCGGTGCATTGTATCAGGCGTATCGAAATTACAGCATTGACACAAACGAATATGTCCGCAGCACCGCAGATTTTTACTTTGCACTTGAAAAGGCCGGATTTGTGCGAATTGTCCGTGATGGCAGACGACTTTTTACCGGGCTTCGGCTCAAAACCGATAACGGAGATTTTGAGAACTTTCTACAGTAAAAGAGATAATCAGGTGACCTCGACGAAGGTCTATTACAAAAATTTTCTTAGGAGTATAAAAAACTCAATAAGAAAAAGTTCAGTAAATGACATACGCCGAGGTCACTTGTAAGGAGAAAACGATTATGAGAGAAAAAGAAATCGAGCAAAAATTCGTCCTGATGGTAAAGCAGGCGGGCGGTCTGGCTCTGAAGTTCATATCACCTGGCATGAGCGGCATGCCGGACCGCATTGTTCTTTTACCGGGTGGCCGCATGGCTTTCGTGGAAGTCAAGGCTCCCGGCAAGGTATCGCGCCCTTTGCAGGAAGCCAGACACCGGATTCTGCGAAAACTGGGCTTTAAGGTTTACGTGTTGGACAACGCCGATCAGATTGGAGGGATTCTTGATGAAATACGAGCCACATAACTACCAGATCTATGCCATCAATTACATCGAGACGCACCCCATTTCGGCAGTCCTACTGGATATGGGCCTTGGCAAGACAAGCATTACACTTACTGCTATCCTAAACCTGTTGTTTGACAGCTTCGTGGCCCATCGCGTTCTGGTTATCGCGCCGCTGCGTGTGGCACGCGATACATGGCCGTCCGAAATTCAGAAATGGGACCACTTGTCGCTGTTGACTTATTCCATAGCGGTTGGAACCGAAGCTGAACGCAAAGCTGCGCTCCTAAAGCAGACGGACATCTGCATCATCAACCGGGAGAACGTCCAGTGGCTCATCGAGGACAGCGGCGTACCCTTTGACTTCGATACTGTGGTGGTCGACGAGCTGTCTTCCTTCAAAAGCTATCAGGCAAAACGCTTCCGGGCATTGATGAAAGTCCGTCCGCGCATCCGCCGCATTGTAGGACTGACCGGCACCCCTTCTGCGAACGGCCTTATGGATTTGTGGGCTGAATATCGGCTTCTGGACATGGGCCAGCGCCTCGGTCGCTTTATTGGACAATACCGCACCAACTACTTCATGCCGGATAAGCGGAACGGCCAGATCATCTACTCCTATAAGCCGCTGCCCGGCGCGGAAAAAGCAATCTACAGCAAAATCGCGGATATCACCATCAGCATGAAGTCCACCGACCATCTACAGATGCCGGAGCTCGTCAACAGCGAATATGAGGTGCGGCTTTCCGAGGAAGAACAGGAATACTACGACAATTTAAAGGACGATCTCGTACTGCAGCTCCCAGACGGCGATATCACCGTAGCCAATGCTGCCGCCCTGTCAAATAAGCTCTCGCAGATGGCCAACGGCGCTGTCTATGACGATGTTGGCGGAATAGTCCATATTCACGACCGCAAGTTGGACGCGCTGGAGGATTTAATTGAGGCAGCGAACGGCAAGCCAGTGCTTGTAGCTTACTGGTTCAAGCACGATCTTGCCAGAATTTCCGAGCGACTGCACAAACTCCACATTCCTTTTTCCCAGCTTGATACCCCGGAGAGCATCCGCAGATGGAACGCCGGTGAACTGCCTGTGGCGCTGGTACATCCCGCCTCTGCCGGACACGGCCTTAACCTTCAGAGCGGCGGTTCCACCATCATCTGGTTTGGGCTGACCTGGTCTCTTGAGCTTTACCAACAGACCAACGCCCGCCTATGGAGGCAGGGCCAAACTGCGGATACTGTTATAGCGCAGCATATCATCACGAAGGGCACCATAGACAGTCGGATACTGAAGGCGCTCTCCGACAAGGATCGCACACAAACAGCCCTGATTGATGCCGTAAAGGCGGATTTGAAAATTTGATGACAACGAGGGACATTATCCCCAAGACAATCCGTGCCAATCCGAGAGAAATAAAAATTCGGAGGTACAGATTATGAACACACCCTATGAAGACTTGGCAAATGCTATTATCTTGAGAGCCGTTGAGGATTATCGCAAGGCGCTCCGCGTTTTATCTGAACATCCATATCACCGCGATGCACTTCGGGAAAAAAGAAGCATTCTTCGCTTCTTTCACTCTGACTGGTTTTGTGTTTTAACCAACCTTGACCCAGAACTTCTTATCAAGCGTCTTGACAAGGAGGTGGCGGCATGACGGCGAAAGAATATCTCGGACAGGCATATCGCCTCGACCAGCGTATCAACTCAAAACTGGAACAGGTCGCCTCCTTGAATGAACTGGCAACAAAATGTACATCAACACTGACTGGTATGCCTCGCAACCCCAATCACGGTACCTCTACAATGGCGGACGCGATTGGAAAGATTATTGACCTGCAAGCTGAAATCAACCACGATATCGACCGGCTTGTAGACCTTAAGCGAGAAATGGTCAAACTCATAAAAGCCGTGGATAATACGGAGTACCAGACGCTCTTGGAACTTCGATACCTATGCTTCAAGACGTGGGAACAAATCGCAGTTGATATGGGCTACAATGTCCGACATGTCTACCGACTGCACGATGAAGCGGTGGAAAGCATCGTTGTTCCGAAAACAAGTCACTAAATGTCACTGTTTGTCATGTAGCTCTTTGTGATAGTATATAATCAGGAAAATAAGATTCAAGAGAGCCTTGTGGGAGCAATCCCGCAGGGCTTTTCTTATGCCCGTAAGGAGATGAAACAATGCCATACAAACCCAAACGTCCTTGTGCCTATCCCGGCTGCGGTCGGCTCGCTGTACGTGAGCAATACTGTGCCGAGCATCAGAAGGTCATGGACAAACAGTACAACCAGTACGAACGTGACCCCAAGTCCAACAAGCGCTACGGCAGAAGTTGGAAACGAATCCGTGACCGCTACATCAAGGCGCACCCTCTATGCGAGGAGTGTCAGAAGCAAGGCAAGCTGACGCCCGCAGAGGAAGTCCACCACATCCTTCCGCTCTCCAAAGGCGGCAACAATGAGAAGAGCAACCTCATGGCTCTTTGTAAATCCTGTCACTCTCGAATCACTGTCGAGAGCGGTGACCGGTGGGGGCGGTCAAATCTCTAAAACTTTTTTAGGCGGACAGCGGCGTGGGGCTTCGTGTTGAAAAACGCAGTTTCAAACGGGGGAATAGCCCCACCCCTGCTAAGTGAGGTGATATTTTTGGCAAAAGACGGTACTAATCGTGGCGGTGCTCGTATCGGCGCGGGCGCAAAAAAGAAGCCATTAGCCGACAAAATAGCCGAAGGTAATCCCGGGGGCAGGAAACTGATCATCATGGAGTTTTCTGATACTGCAAACCTTCAGGGGATGGAGATGCCGGAACCAAATAAAATGCTTGAAGCTATACAAAAAGACGGTAAGACACTTGTTGCAGGAGAAATCTACAGAAACACATGGAAGTGGCTGGATGAACGCGGGTGTGCCGCTCTCGTTTCTCCTCAACTTCTGGAACGCTACGCCATGAGCGTGGCTCGTTGGATTCAGTGTGAGGAAGCAATCACTGAATATGGCTTTTTGGCAAAGCACCCTACAACAGGCAATGCGATTCAAAGTCCGTATGTGGCGATGGGCCAGAACTATATGAATCAGACAAACCGCCTATGGATGGAGATTTTTCAGATCGTCAAGGAAAACTGCACCGGCGAGTACAGCGGTGCGAATCCGCAGGACGATGTGATGGAACGTTTACTTAACGCTCGGAAAGGTGGCAAAAAGCCATGATAATTGAAAAAATACAAACTGCGCGGCTCATCCCCGCTGACTATAATCCACGTAAAGACCTAAAGCCCGGCGATATGGAATATGAAAAGTTGAAACGCTCGCTTGAGGAATTCGGTTATGTTGAACCCGTTATATGGAACAAGACCACATCCCATGTCGTTGGTGGTCACCAAAGGCTGAAGGTGCTACTCGATATGGGTATTACCGAAGTCGAGTGTGTGGTGGTCGAGCTGGATGCTGAAAAGGAAAAAGCGCTCAATATTGCACTCAATAAAATCAGCGGTGACTGGGATAAAGACAAGCTGGCTCTACTTATTGCAGATTTACAAGGTGCAGATTTTGATGTATCGCTCACGGGTTTTGATCCTGTTGAAATCGATGACCTTTTCAAGGATTCACTCAAGGACGGCATTAAAGACGATGACTTTGATGTGGGTGCAGAACTGAAAAAACCAGCTATTACAAAGCTCGGCGATGTATGGCTTCTCGGTCGGCATCGGCTGGCCTGCGGCGATTCAACCAAGGCTGATACCTTCACCACCCTGATGGACGGAAAGCTTGCAAACCTCGTGGTAACTGACCCACCGTACAACGTCAACTACGAAGGTACGGCCGGCAAGATCAAAAACGATAATATGGGTGACGAAGCGTTCTAT